TAAATGAGGCTTTGTAGATTTATAAAACTCTTTTAGCAATTGTGAATCTGAATGCGATGAATAATCTTGATTTAATCTAACGTAGTCTTGTAGATCTCCTCCAGTTTCTTTCATGAACTCAACTACTTTTTGTATGTTTTCAGGTAGCTCTTCCCCAGTTTGTTTTTGTTCTTCAACAGCTTCATTAACTTCATTAGTTAATTCTTCTGCTTTTTCTTCAACCTCTTCTTCTGTTATCTCCTCGAGAACGCTGTCTTGTTCATCTTTGGAAACTTGTTCTTCACTTTCTTCTGAGACTGAACCTTTGGTTGTGGTGTCTTCGCCCACTGGTTGTTTTTCTGATCTTGATTGTTCATTTTGTTTTGTTTGTTCTTCTTCTTTATTAATCACATCTTCTTGAGATTTATTAACTTCTCTAAGATCTATTTTAGTAACTTCATCTTTTTTTAGTTTCATAGAAGGTTTTTTATTAACCTTTAAAACAGGTTCTTCTTTAACCTCTACTTGTTCTTGTTTATTTTCAGTTGTAACTTCTACAACCTCTTCTAATTGTTCTTTTTTCTTAGCCATAATATAATATAATAAAAAATGTAAAAATAATTACCTAGGTTCAAACGAACCTAAGTCAAAACCACCCAATGTATCATTACCTGATGATTCAAAATTCTTAGGAGGTTTTTCGTTTTTTCTTTGATCAATCAACTCTGATTGTTGACTGGCTTGTATCTTAGTTCTTTTGTCTTTTCTGTCTTCTTTTTCTTTTTCTTTACCTTGTACTGATTGAACCTCCATTTGCTTTAACTGCATGTTCATTTGAAACTCTAATTGCATCAGCTCTTTTTTAGCTTGAATTTCAACCTGCATTTTCTGCATGTCTAGTTGTGACTTTAGCTTTTCCAATTCACTATCTATTTGAATCAATGCTTGCTGCTTTTTAACCTCTGATTGCGCAGCTGCTTCTTGTTGTTGAGCATTTGCTTGAGCCTGAGCTTGAACGTTTTGTTGGGAAATCTCTTGATCTTTCTTTTGTTTTTTCTGTCTTCTTAATTTAAGTAATTGATTTGCTAATTTAATGTTATTTATTTCTCTTAAATCTATAGCGTCTTCTAAATCAATGGTTTTTTGTTGAACAGCTACTTGAATATTATTTTCAAGCATTTGCTTTTCTTCTTCGTCTGGTTTTAGTTCTATGAATATACCAAAGTCGTGAATATGTAAGTTAGACATTTCTTCTAACGTAGCAACGTTATGAACACCTATACTTTGTATAAAAGCCTCTCTTGTAGGAGAATACTCTATTATGTCTGATATTCTTAACGACAAACACTCTGCTAGCTCGGAAGTTAAATGAACTCCACCTTGAAGTATATGTCTTGTTGCTGTATTTGAGTTTGCTGCTGCTAGCTTTTGTACACCTACTAATGCTTTAGGGTCAGGTGTGCTACCATCTCTAGCTTCATTCAATCCAGTTACGTCTCTTATCATTTGTAGATAATAATTATACGTCTGAATAAGTGTCTGCATTTTTTGACCACCACTACCACTAGATATCTCTTGAATTGGAATCTTACCTGGATTCATATCACCGTCAGATGTTAGTGATCTACCTATAATACTACCAGTTTGAAAGAACATATTAAGCGCTTCCTGCGGGTTGTAGTTAGTCCCATTACCTAAATCAACTTCTGCTATACCATCAGCATCTAAGTAAACACCATCTGGTATCATGCGAGATAAAACTTGCTGTAGCTTTAAATGAGTTAATTGAATCATATCAGCAAAGCCAGTTATTCTGCTTACTAGTGATTCTATTTTGCCATTATACATTCTAGGTGCAACAATACTGTAATTCATTTTTACTTTAGTATTGTCACTCTTTGGCCTCATCATGTTCTTAGCCATTTCCCACTTTAGTAACTTCTTAGTACCAAGTATTAAAGCTCCTTCGTATAACACTTCTAATGATCTAGATACTTTTTCAAAGTTTTCATCAAGTACTTCTGTAGGAGGATTAAATTGATCATCTTTTATTAGTATTTTACTAGCTCCAGTGCTAGTTGTTTTAACCTTATAAACCTCATTCATGTAGGTCTTATAGTTAAAATACAATACCTTTATTTGGTTAGAATCAGAGTTATCACCGTTTAGGTTAGCTCTACTGTACCCACGTTTTTTAGAACTTGGTTGTGTTGTTATTTCTTCTAAATCCTCAGTTGTTAGATCAGGAAATTGTTTTTTTAATTCATTAATAGGTATTGTTTTTACTTCACCAACATAATATATATCTTCAAACTCTGGTGATTCAGTATATGAATATACTAAATTAGCAGGATCCACGTATTCTACTTTAACACCTTCTGATTTTGAAAACGTATTTTTAACAGCACCTATACCTATAACAGTTAAATCATAGTTTATTCTTTTTCTAATAGAATTGTACTTGTTTTTGTTAAGTAAAACGTTTATAGCTTGCTCTTCAGCTAATTCTACGTTTTGCTTATATGACAATTGCATGTGCAACTCTAGTTCTTCCTTAGAATCTGGAAGTTCATCTTCTGGTGTTGATGAAAGATTTATATTAAAGTTTTGTCTAAAAAAATTATCAAAGTTTTTTAATCTCATGTCAGTCAATATACTTTCCATATATTCTGTCCTCTTGCTAACTCCATAAGGATCTTGAGAATAAGCTTTTATATCAAACGTTCTTTCAGATATACCATTAACAACAATATCAACAAACTTAGGTATTATAGGTATTGGTTTCCAGTCTAAATTAAGATAAGACAAATCACCATTTATAGATAACTCGTCTTTATATTTCTGTGTAGACTGCTCTCCTCTAGCATATAGTCTAAGTCTATGATAACTTGTTTCGTTACTTTTAAATCTATTTCCTCCAGACTCAGTGTCTATCCATTCAGACTCTATAGCTTGGCCTACCTTTAGACCATATTCCATACTTACCTTCTCTAAATCGCTAACTACTTGACTAGGAAATAAATTACTACTAATTGAATGAGCCATATTTTTACTTTATTATTGTTGATGAATTTCCTTCGTTTTTATATCTTGAGAAACCAATACTTATATTTTGTTTTTCTTTATTTACGTTGGGTGAATACAGATGCCTGTTACAAGCCATAACTGCTAAACCTGAGCTTATAGCTGCATCAAACTTTGTTCTATTGTTTATGTCAAATTTTGACCAATCATTAAGAGTTTCATTGAAATATAAATCGCCATAATTACCATTTTGCTTTAAACCCACGTGTTCTTGTATATACATTTCAATAGCGGCAGCGTGTGATTGCTTTATATCTTCACTAGAGTTAGGTATACCACCTATTTCTTTTTCTGTTGTAGATAATTTATTCCAAACCTTGTCAGGTCTATTCATTGAATAACCTCTATAACCTCTACGTCTTATGTAATATAAAAGTCTAGGTTTATTGTTTTCAGCTAGTATTGGCATACCATAGAATATTAATGCCATTAAAACATCTTCAAAGAAAATCTCAGCGGTCTGAGGTCTAGCAACATATTCTAAGAAAAAGTGATTTGGAGGAGCATCTTCCATGGAAAACTTGGTGAGGCCATGAAGAGCTCCTTTGGAACCTTGCCCGTCGACAGTCCCCGAAATATCATAACTATCACAACCAAAAGCACCGATATGTAAATTACCAGGTGATTTATAACCATTTCTATCTACTATATTATTTTGTAGATGTAGCGGTGGCGTCCAGCTTATGTTAAACCTACCCTTAGCATCAGGATAAAATATAACTTTTGAATCCTTAACGCCATTGACCCATTGAAAATTACCTCTAGTAGTTCTTGCACTACTTGATATGTCTTCGTTGTAATCTATTTGTTCGTAGATCTTAGCTAAGTTAAATATACTATTCTTAGTTTCATCTCGGAAAGCATGCTCTTCGGTTCTAGGAAATTGCCTATAAAACTCATTAAGAGCATCTCCATCACTCTTTAGACCATCAACTTCATTTTGCCAATGTTCTAGTATTCCTATATCTATTGTTTCTCCGTATGGTCCTTTGACCTCTGTTTCAGGAGTGTCAAAAACTGGTTGACCATATTCGTCAATAAAACCTTCATAATTCCACTCCATAGGAATAAAAAGACTGTAAAGACCAGTACTGGTTTGTCCGTTTTTGTTTCTTTTATTGACATCTGATCCTTTATATAATTTTCTAAAATTATCTCCTCCCTTGTCTAAAGCGTTAGATGTAGATCCCATCATACACTTACCTATTACTCTACTACCTAATCTTAAGGTTGTTTTCGTAACTCTCCAGTTGTTGAGTATGTTGTTTGGCCTCTCCCATTTCCCTGATTCATCATGCGCAAGGAGTTTGAGTTTCTCTCCATCGTAGGAGTTATCACCGGTGTTCTTCCAATCGATGGTGGTGTCCAAGCCTTGTAGATCCTCCGGTTTTTCGGTGCTTGTAATACTCCGTCTGGTAAGCTTTGATGCTGGGACTCTGAACGCAATTTCCGTTTTTGGTCTATCCATACCGTCTTGGATTGGCTTGAAGAAGAACGGGTAGTTAACTGAGATTGGCACGACTTTGTCTGTAAACATTTTCTTAGCATCAGGACCGGACTTGGACAGGATTCCATAGCGGGCATCGCTGGATATAGTCGCAAGGTTGACGATCTCACCTGATGCCATGAAAGAGAACCCTGATCGTCTATTCTTAAGATAACACATTCCGTAACATCTTGTATCGGCCTTGCAAGCCTCCCAGAATATGTAGAATATTCTATTGGCCTCGCGAAAGTCT